CTTGAAGAACAGGAGAGACTTGTAGCAAGTGGTCGCTCACAGACTATGAAGTCTAAACATCTTATTCAAGACTCTGGTTATTCACATGCGGTGGATGTGGTAGCTTATGATGGGTCAGATGTTGTGTGGGAAATTAATGTATATGACGATATTTGTGATGCTTTCAAACAGGCCGCTGAAGAGCTTGGAGTAGCGATCAAGTGGGGTGCTGCTTGGTCAGAAGGCGATATCAGATCTTATTCTGGTACTGCTGAAGATGCTATGAATGCATACATAGATCTTCGTCGCAGTCAAGGTCGGAGGCCTTTTATCGATGGGCCACACTTTGAACTTATGTGATATATTTGCAATACTTTAAAAAAGTGTTGACATGTCGTAATAATTGTGGTATAAATAAATTCGTAATTGTTGATGCAATTCAAAACACATACTGGACTTGGGGGCAGTACCCAACGCCTCCACCATAAATGCACTATGTCCTGCTGCATCAGGAAGTTATGCAGAACATAGGTTGCCCACGATGGGACGCCGAAGTTAGTGCATTTTTGATGGGGGCGAACTAGGATCGACAGGTGAGTAGAGATGAGTGGAGATTACCGTGGTGGCTTACGATATTCGGCCAACTAAACTAAATGCAAACGATAATTTTGCACCTTCTGAGTTCGCTCTAGCAGCGTAACCACAGGGGGTTGGCCACTCACCTAGCAACAGAAGAAGTGGCGCTCATAATAAAAAGGAATAACAAAAATGAGAAGTATTATTTTGTCAGGTGCATTTGCACTTGTATTGGCAAGTTCGGCCGCAGCGATGGAACTTGGAAACGGTCTTTCATGGAACAATGAAGTGACAGCAGAAAGAAATTTGGAAACAGAAACAAATAGCTTTACATTTGAAACTGATGTTGCATGGGATTTTGGATTGGGCACTTTAGAAGTCGGCCCAAATGTATTTGATCTTGAAAATATTGAATGGACTTCAACAGAATATCAAGTAACTATGCCAGTCAAATTTCTTGATGGCGCAGAAGTTTTTACAAAAACATCTACCAATAGTGATTGGGAAATTGGTGACGTAACAATCGGCGCATCTTTCACATTCTAAATATTTACAGGGTTGCTACTTAATAAGCACGCCTCCCCCCACGGTTAGGGGGAGATTTTACACACAGACACAGGAGAAAAAAATGTCTAATAAAAATCCTTTTGAAATTCGTTCCGAAATGCTTCAACTTGCCAAAGATTATATGGATCAGCAATATCACATGAATCGTGAGTTCGCGGAGAAAATGTATGAAGCAGGTAAAAGCTCTATGGAAGAGTGGCAAAAAGCCAATCAAATGTATTCAATGGATGAACTAATGGAAAAAGCAAAAGAAATGTATTCTTTTGTTTCTAAAAAATACTAGCTGAAATGCGGATGTCGGATACAAGTAAATCATATATATTTTAGTGGTTATGAATTTCTAAGATTGAAATATCAATAAACGGAAAATATAATTGAATAAAGCTTGTATCCAACATCTAAAAGTGAATAGAGGTAATAATGCCATTATATACATTTAGATGTAAAAGTTGTAATCACGAATTTGAACATTCGTGTAAAATATCAGAGAGGGACGAAGCCCTACGTGGTTCTTGTCCGTCTTGCGTTCACCCCGAAAAATGTACATTAGAACAGATCATTACCAAAGTAAACATTGGTGATCCAACTGGTCGTGCAAAAGTTCCCCTTGAATTTAAAGAAAAAGTATTAGATAAGGTTGATGCTGTGCCAGGCGCTGCAAAACGTGAATCTAAATTTAATGTAGAGAGATCTGCCTCGGGGTATTAGATATTTACAAGCTTACAATTAGTTTTCCCCCAACAATAGGAGTCTGATCGTGAGCAGAAGGTCTAAGAAAAATAGAAGTAGTAACAATAGATTAATTGGTTTAGATAGCAGGAGTACAGATTTAAAAAAAATTTTTCCAATGACACCAGCACAAGATAAAGTATTTTCTTCATTTGAACAAGGAAATCATTTATTCTTACATGGAGTTGCAGGCACAGGTAAAACTTTCGTTTCATTATATCTTGCATTGAATGAATTGCTTTCTAAAAGATCGATGTATAGAGAAATACAGATAATCAGAAGTGTAGTTCCAACAAGAGATATGGGATTCTTGCCCGGCACAGAAAAACAGAAAACAGAATCATATGAAGCACCATATAAAACAATTGTAAACGAATTGTTTCAGTGTGGCACAGCATATGAAAGTTTAAGAAAAACCAATTTAATTAATTTTAGTTCTACATCATTTATTCGTGGCCAAACATTTTACGATAGCATAATAATTGTTGATGAATGTCAAAATATGAACTTTCATGAACTAGATTCAGTAATTACTAGAATAGGAGATAATTGTTTAATAATATTCTGTGGAGACTTTAGACAGTCTGACTTCAGATGGGAAGATGAGAAAAATGGCATCAAAGAATTTATGAAAATTATCAGAAAGATGTCACAGTTTTCATTCATAGAATTTGGCCAAGAGGACATTGTAAGGAGCGCACTAGTTAAAGATTACATTATAAATAAACTAGAACTAGGAATTGCGTAAATGTCAAATGTAATAGATGCAGCAGAGTATTTCAGTATTAAGAAAGAACAGGGCCTCCCAACACTGGAGTCGATCAAAGATTATATTGACTATGGAGATGAATCAGATCAAATTTGTCAGCATGTTATGTTGGATTTAATCGAAACATTATCTGTAGAATATGAATTTGAAACACAGGATTTGAGGTTCTTAGATGAATTAGCTTTTCTGCATCTAATACTACAAGCAATTGTTGACAGACAATTAGATATTGATAATCCATTTATTGAAGAGATGAATGTAGCAATTAGTAATTTGAAAAGGGAACATAAGAAAGAAGTATAATGTTTAATCATGTTGATGTTGACTTACCGATTAATAAGCTTAGTCGAGTAAATGAAAATGGTAAAAGATGGTATCTAACACCAGACGGAAATAAGTATCCATCTATAACAACAGTCCTTTCGTGGTTTTCTGCGAAAGGACTTATGGAATGGAGAAAAAGAGTTGGTGAAGAGGTTGCCAATAAAATCACTACTCAAGCTGCCCGAAGTGGAACTAGTGTTCATCAAATGGCAGAAGATCATCTAAACAATTTAGAATGGAAATCAAAAAAGACTATGCCTAATGACATAGAAACTTTTTTGAAAATAAAACCTGTCTTAGATGAAAGAATTGATAATGTGTATGCACAGGAACATCCATTATATTCAGATCATTTAGGACTGGCTGGGACGGTTGACTGTGTTGCCGAATTTGATGGTAAACTATCCATAATTGACTTCAAGACTTCTAGGCAAAGCATGATTGGAGATAAATATGGTAAGTTAGAAAAATATTTTTGTCAGGCTTCTGGTTACGCAGTGATGTTTGAGGAGAGATATAAAATGCCCATAAATAATTTAGTCATTATTGCGGCGGTGGCAGACAAAGACGAACCAGAGGTTTTTGTGTCTAAACGAGATGTTCATATAAAAGAACTAATAAATATGACAGAAGAATATAAAAATAGGTTTTAGGAAAAAATAAATGTCCAGAGTAGTTAGATTGGTTAGCGACAGAATTCCATTGGGAATTGAGCATCATCTTGGAGTTCTCTATGAGCCCCAATATGAGGATGGGGCCCCTTTTGTTTGGGGGAATTTTTATTTATTTGGTGTTACCAGATTGGATAAAAACACTGATGATCTTGAGATTGTTCCAGAAAAAACAGTTACTCTTAATTCACAAATTAGAGAAAAGAGAGTGACACTCGCGCCTGGCCAGACTGTAAAGTTAAAAGTTAATAATTCTTCTGTAGGAATTGCTAGAGTTGCTTTACTCATAAGTGCTAGCACTAGTGATGGGAGTGTGGATATAATTTTTGATGATAAAAATAAAACAGTTGTTCATACAAACGAAACTTCATGGATGCAATATATTGATTTAACTCTGACGCCCGTAAAAGATTTTCCTACAGTTACATATTCCCTTTCGATAGATAGACAAATCGGAGAATGGGGATACAATTTAATTAATTCTACAAGTCCATATCCAAAATTTCCATCATCTCCACAATTAGTTGCTCAATGGGATACTAAAAAATTTGAAAATGTGAGTTGTACTATAGTTTTTGGACAAAGATTCGGAGAACGTCTGGGACAAACAAAAATTCATATCAATTCTATAGAAAGTAAATTTTTGATTTTGCCATATAGATGGAAAAATAGTGGATGTAGCAAAGCAGATATTGTATGTCATTTTGATGTATTGTCTGAAAATGGAGATGTTGCTAAATTTAAATGTAAAGAATTAGCAGGTATAGACGGCATAAGTTATTAAAGCCGTATATTAATTACTATGTGAATTTGAAAAACAACTTAAAAACGAAAGGAGGTAATACATGGATATTATCAACAAAGTAAAAGGTTGGGCTGGCGCACTAGCTGAATTAGGTATTAGTGTCGCCGCGCTTATGATTGTAGTAGAAGTACTAGGTTTAGGTGCAATCCCATTCTTTCCAGAAGTGAGTGTAGTAAGCAATGTGAGTAATATGCTTGCTGTACTAGGCGCAGAAGGTCTTATGGGCTTGATTGCGATTTGGGTATTATGGGGAATTTGGAATCGCAAGTGATTCCAGACAATTAACTGATTAACAGAAAGGAGGTCATATGGTCGATAAGTTAAAAGACTGGACTATGGCTAGAAAAAATGAAAGAACTACTTGGGATGGTATTCTTTTAGTAGTATTTGGAGTTTTATTGTTAATGGGAAGTCCATTAGTAAAACTCGCCGCATGGATAGCAATTCTTTGGGGCGTATGGACAATCTGGAAGTCAGAATAAAGTCTTGACATAACTTGTATTATAGCGTATACTGTAAAAATATACGCTATAATACGAAAGGAGATAGAATGTTAAAATTAAAAAGTTCAAAAGAATTTTGTGATGAAATTGAAAAGAATGTAAGTGAAATGAAAATGTCTTACATCGAAACAATCACGCATTACTGCGAAACTAATAATTTAGAAGTTGAAAATGTGACTCCACTTTTGAGTTCATTTATAAAAGAGAAAATCAAATACGAAGCAGAGGGTTTAAACTTAGTCAGAAAATCGACTCAGCGGCTACCTTTATGAGATACATGTCTAGTAGAAAAATAGATGATTTTGAAGCCTTTAAGATATATTTGGCAATGAAGAATCATTTCGCTGGTAAGTTTGATTTTAAGAAGTATAATGGTAAAGTAAATACAAAAAAAGAAACATATCTGAATAGAAAAGATAAAAAAACTTTTGAAGAACTTTCTAAAAGATATGACAAAAAAACCTTAGAAGAATTTTTACTTTCAGTTTTTGTTAATGTTACTGATAGTGGAAATTTAGCAATACATAGAAATGAATATATGTATTCTAAAAATCTACTTGATAAAGAATCGATTGAGATCTATAAAAACTGGAAAAAAAGAATACATAGTATCAGATACACTTTTAAATCGGATTGTGAAATTCTATTTTCTAGTGCATCAAATAAAGACTTAGAATTTCAAGATATTTTTAGGTCTTTAAAAGGACACTATCCTTTTATAGTACAACTGGAACAAAAAGGTGAAATTTGTTTAGAAACCTTAGTAATCTTTGAAAAGATTTTTGGTTTCTTGAAAAAAGTAAAGATTGATGATACAACTTACTGGCCGGTTTATTGTAAGAAGATAGACAAGTACATGTCTTTTTTAGATGTGGAACTTGATTATTATGTTGGAGTTATAAAGACTCTTTTGATTGAAGATTATTATGAAAATTATGGTAAATATATTTAATTTACATCTTGACATACAACGAATATTGAGTTATATTAGAAAAATAAACAAACGCATACAACGCATATTAAGGAGAAAAATATATGTCTTTTGCAGCATTAAAAAAGAATCGTACCAACTTTAGTAAACTTACAGAAGAGTTGGAAAAAACATCTCAACCACAATCAAATACATCATCTGTAGATGATCGTTTTTGGAAACCAACTATTGATAAGTCTGGTAACAGTTATGCTGTTATTCGATTTCTTCCACCAACTGATGGTGAAGACCTTCCTTGGGTTCGAGTTTTCAATCATGGGTTCAAAGGCCCTGGCGGTTGGTTAATTGATAATTGTCTTACTACTATTGGAAAGCCATGTCCTGTTTGTGAAAGCAATACAGAACTTTGGGGAACTGGTTCTCAAGACAATCAAAATCTGGCTAGGGATCGTAAACGTAAACTGAAATATATGTCTAATATTTACGTTGTTAAGGATCCAGCAAATCCAGAAAACGAAGGTAAAGTTTTCCTTTATTCTTTCGGTAAAAAAATCTTTGATAAACTGAACGATATCATGCGTCCACAATTCGAAGATGAAGATCCAGTAAATCCATTTGATTTTTGGGAAGGTGCTAATTTTAAATTGAAGTATCGTACTGTTGATGGATATGGTAATTATGATAAATCTGAATTTGATCGCCAGTCTGCACTGTCAGAAGATGATGCAGAATTGGAATCAATTTATAATCAACAACACTCTTTAGAAGAGTTTGTAAGTCCTAGTAACTTTAAGTCTTATGAACAACTTAAAGAGCGTCTTGATAGAGTTCTTGGTAATACTGCTTCTATGACAAATGCAGATTATGATATGGATGAGTCAATCTCTGATACTCCAAGTTTTGCGAAACCTTCATTCAAGGAAGTACCAACACCAGAACTCGCTTCAGCATCTAGTGATGATGAAGATGATTCAATTTCATACTTCACACGTCTTGCTGAAGAAACTTAAAGGGTATACTAGATAGAATATCCCTGATGGCAGAGTAAGCCTCGCATCGAAAAGACTAGGTACACCAGAGCGGAAGGTAGAGATTATATCTCTACCTTCTTTTTTACATAACGGGCATTCTCAAATTTCATAGCTTAAACCCTTTTTTTTCTGCAATTGCAAACTACATAATAATGTATCAGATACACACATTTATCACATTAGGAGAATAAAAAAATGTTTGAGACATTTGTAAGATTATATTCAAATTGGCAAAATAGATACGAGGCTGCTCGTAGTAAAAAAATTACTATTGATGAGTTGAGTAAACTTAACGATAAAGATTTAGAAGATATTGGAATAAACAGAGGTGATATTCGTTTCATTGCAGATAAACATTATAACGACATTAGAGAAGAATATTTCAGAGATATTAGAGCTAGAGCAGATATGATAAATTCTAATTTAAGAGGATGGGTATAATGACAGATACTTTATTTCATTTAAGAAATGAGATGTCCTCTATGGCGTCTAGTGTTTGGTCTGGGTTTTATAAATTCTGTGAAATTTCTGGTTATGCAAGAGCAGCATCAGCACTAGCCAGACAGGGATTGCACGAAGAAGCAAAAGCTTGCATGATGCAAGCGAAAAAACTGCGTACTAATTAATTAGAATGCTCCATGTAAACCTCTGGTCGCATCTCTGATTGCTTGGTCAGTGTGTCTGACTTCTGGCTTCTGTACTGCTGTAGTTGTATTGTTATTGACTACATTATTTGTAGTTGATTGCGGAGCAACAACTACATTTGCAGCACCGCCTGCAGGGCCCGCTGAATCTAGTGCATTTGTATTCATAAATTCACTTGCTGCAAGTTTTTGTTGAGCAGAGTTTAATTCATTGGCAGATGTATTGGAAACGTCTGTAGTTAAGCCCGATGCGTTTAGAGTGTTTGTTGGTGTTATGTCTTGAATAGCTGAAAGCTTTTCTCTTTCTGCATTCAAAAGTTCTGTTGTTTTATTCACTCGAATTTGACGTGCTTCTTTCACTGGATCGGGTCCTCTTTTGGGACTTTTTGTGTTGTCCAATGCTGCTTGTTCTTTTGCTAGTGTACTTTCCAATCTCTTTATGTTTTCTTCAATTTTCGCTTTTTCTTTTGCTTGTAGTATTTGGTTTTGTTTTTCGATATTATTTTCTGCTCCAGAAATCATTTCTTTTGCTAATTGAGTCAGTTCGTCTGTTCTTTGTTTAAAGAGTTCTGGATTTGTTGTAGAATCTGTATCAAATGGGCGCGGATTTTCTGGGGTGCGATACATATCATTATAAGTATCTCTTACCATCAATCCAATATCCAATGGAGCTCCCGCTAAGCTTGGTAAAAATATTCCAGCACCTTCGGCTGCAGCCCCGGCGAAATCTCCCTCAAACAATCTTCCTAATGCAAAAATTCCTCCAGCAGCAATTCCAAGAGCAGGTATTGCTTTTACTGCAACGCCTGCTGCATTTTTTGCCAGAATTTTCATTGCTAGTTTTTTATCGATTGATGATGCTACTTTTGCTACACTACCTGTTTGGTTTCCGGCCGCACTGGCAGCACTATCGATTGCACTAACGACACCTCTATTGTTGCTCGCAATTATTTTTCTTGCCTCTTCTAATCCACCATCTCCCGCTCTTGGTGCTGCAGATGGTTTTGATATGGCCGGATCGACTTTTGTATTGACGCCATCCGACACTGCGACTTTTATATCGTTATTCTGGCGCAATCTCACTCGTTCATCGTTTATTAGGTCAGTCTGAGTTTTTCTTTGGTCAAATTTCTTAATTTCGGCATCTTGTGCTTTTTTTGCCAACGCCTCTCTTTCTAATCTTCGAAACTCTAAATCGGCCCGCTGTCTTTGTTTCATTTTTTCAATTTCTGCCTGTTGTTTCGCTTTTGCTCTTTTCTCTGCTTCTGCATCGGCGTCAGTTTTTTTCGTATTATCGGCGTCAGTTTTTTTCGTATTATCGGCGTCAGTTTTTTTCGTATTATCGACGTTGTCAACATTAGGTTCTGGTAAATCGGGTGCTCTAAACATTGATGTAAGTAGAGATCCGCCACCAATCGCAGCAGTCAATGCTAAAAGACCTTTTCCTAATTTTCCTCTAGTCAGTGCTTTTGTTAAATTTTTCAATCCGCCTAAAAGGCCTTTTCCCTTTCCTTTTCCTTTTCCTCCGAAAAGATTTCCTAAAAAAGAGCCCCCTGCAACTGCGCCAAAGAGATCAACTCCACTTCCATCTCCATCGCCGCCGGGCCCAGGCCCACCGCTTTCAGCAATCTCTTTGTTGGTTTTTGCAAGTGCTTGTAATGCTTTCAGTTGTGCAAGTTCTATTTGTTGATCTTTTTTTCTTTCTCTTCTGAGTTCTCTCTGTTCTTCTATTTCTAATGATGTTGGATTACCATCATTATCTTTCATCCATTGTAGGAGATCTCTTATTTCTGCTAGATATGGTTCATTAGGCCCAAGTTTTGTATCTATTTCATCAAGTGCATCTTTATTTCCTGTGAGTTTATCTTCTATTCCAGAATTATCTACAGGTTCTGGTTTATTCTCTGGTTGTGATACTGAAGGTTCACCATCTAATCCAAATTTTGACTTGAGTGCTTCAATCTCATCCAGTTCTGCTTTTTTAATTTCTCTATCTTGTTTGTCTGCTTGTGCTTTTCTAATGATGTTGTCTTTGATTTCATTTATGACTTCATCTTCAGATACGCCTCTACGTCTTGCCTCTTCTTGGATTTTTTCTTGATCCATATTAGAACGAGCAATCGCATCTTCGTTTGATATTTGGGTTCGTAGTACTTCGAATTCTTTTTTCTCTAGAGCTCTTTGTGCTGCAATTCTTTCTTCTCTTTGTGCATTTTCTTCTTTAGCAGCTTTGCGTCTTTCTCTGAATTGTTTTACTCTTTGTCCAATAAAACTTGCTCCCATTGCGAGAAGTGGACTTTGTGATAATGCTCCCGTTACAAGGCCTCCTATTCCATCAAGACTTCCTTTGACAGTATCAGATACTAAATCTTTGACGCCTGCTTTAAATCCAGCATTTTCTTTGATGCTTGCTTGAGAATTTTGAAGAACTTGTTCTAAGATTTGTCTTTCTCTATTAGAAACACCTTCCATATTTTCAAGTGTTGCACTTAATGCATCAATTCTTTTTCTAGTTTCCGTGAATTGTTTTACAGAAACATCTGATTGTTGTTCAAAAATAGAACCTATTTCATTCAATGCCTGTCTTGCACCGGCAGACTGAAGAGAAGCGCTCGCGTCTTTTACAGACTTCGCGAGCTCTTCTTGATTTTGTTTTACTAATTTTTCAGTTACTGATGCAAGATCTGCCATTATTTTCTACTCATGTAAGCTTGAGCACCAAAATAAAAACCAACAATAGATGCCTGTGCAATATAAAATAATCCGAATAAATCAGATAAAGCATTTACTCTAGAGTCTGATAAAACTGGTGTGAATAATACAATAGTAAAAATTAACATAGAAGCCAAAGATATCCAACTCATTTTCTTTTGAGTCTCTGCCTTTTCTTCGGCTCTTTCTATTTCAAGCATTTCTTTTTTCAATGCGATTTCTTCTTGACTCACTTTTCCATCTCCATGTAGGTCAAAATTAATTTCCTCTGCTGGTGCCATTTGATTTCCTTATTGATTTTGTTCTCTTCGTTTCTTTTCTTCGTTTAAATAATTAATCAATAAATTAAGATAGATTTCTCTTTCCCACGGAATCATATTTTCCAATTCACTCAAACTATATTTATGATGATGCATTAACGCAAAGTTATTCCTATACAAAGACGCGAGGGATTCATGATTTAAGGTTAGGAAAAAAAATCGGAAATGCCTCTTACTTTCATTTCTTTTTGAAATCCACACTTAGGACATCTAATATTCACTTCACATACTGTTTCTGGCATATTTTCAAAGAAGTCATTTATTAAATCTAATTGTTTTTGTGTCAGATTTTCAATAAACTCCGATACTTCTTCAATAGTATAATCTGAAACATTGTGCATATCATCTGCATCCCAGATAAATTCTACGCAACTTGCAATTAATTTCACCAAATCATCATAATCTTCTGCTGATAAAAGCCTATTTAATGTTTCAAAATCAGGATATTTCATTATAAGACCAATTTCATCTGTTAGTTCTATTTTATTTGAATATCCTTCTTGTTCTGTGTTGACTCTAACTTGGTCTAAGTCAAGCAAAAAAGGTAATTGACAATCCCCTGGCCCGTTTTCCTTTTCTGAACAATTTTCTTTTTTATAATTCAAATTAATAATATTTCCAACAGATTTTGATCTGAGTTGAATGAATAGATATTCTATATCAAATGTAGATAATTTTTCTACATCAATATCATTTAATACGCAATTTCTTATTATTTGTTTAACTGCATCAATTTTTTCTTCTACTGTCTCTCCTTCTTGAGCCATCAAAAGAATTTTCTCTTCTTTGACCAGAAATGGCCTATATCTTATTTTTTTATTTGTCGATGGCAACTTCAATTCATAAGTTGGTGTATCAATTTTTGGTAACATAATTTCCTCACAAAATTAATTATTAAAATGGTATTCTAAAAGATGAACGTAAATTTGAAATTCTATTATTTATTTGGTTTTGTGTAGCTTGAAATCTCTGACTTACTTGGGACTGTAAGTTGGTAACTTGTCCTTGAATATTGTTACCTACAGTATTACGAAATTCTCCGACATAATCTCTCCCGGCCCTTTCAGCCAATTGGTCGAGTGTCGCAAATGGTAGTGAGCTCACTGGAGAATTTGCTGGGTATCCAGATGAAAATTGCCCCGTTTCTGTTGTTCTATTCTCCAAAACCGTTTCTGAACTATATTTTAGATATGACATGGTAATTTGGCATTGTGCAACATCATCATTTCCATATGCAAATGAAACCTCTCCTATTGATAATGGAAATGCGTCTTGAAACTCATGCACACTCATAAGAACATCTTTTTCATTGAAAACTAGCAATCTAAGTTTTCCATTATATTCTGTTGAATATCTTATTTTATGGTCTTGATAATCGATAACATAATGCATCCAGTTTTCAAACCATTCTCTCTCTTTTAGTCCTTCGCTCAAATAAATACTAAAAGTCAATTGGTCATATGTGGTGGAATATGGTGCTTGTCTTACAGGCCCATATACTTTTGTCTCTGTTGTTGCTAATGATTTTTGCGGAAGAGTTATGGATGGAACTCTAAATCTCAGATCTTGAGATCCCATTTCTCTAATGTTATTTACTGCAATAGGAGGATGAACAAACAATTCATATCTATTTGCTTTTGTAAATCCAAGTTTTCCTACATTACTTATGAATTCAGATATTGAGGCCATTTATCTTCCTATCTTGCCTTAGCAGAATCTGACCAAACTTTTGATGCAGCTGCTTTTTTAAATTTTTGTACTGGTAAAAACAGAGCAATGTCCCATTCATTTGCGTCTATTTTTACAAAGTTACCTTTTACATGTGTATATAGATATTTCTTCACACACGGTTTTATCATGTTATATTTAGACAAACCTTTTAGGACATTATAAGAAATTGCCAATTTTGTTTTGGCATCATAATTCTTTCCTTGAACTGTTCTGGTTAAAGCATCCATGATTACAATTCTGTTTCTTGGAGAAACATAATGAAGATTGATTCCCACAAATCCGCCAGGAATTTTATCTATCATGAATATGAGAGGAAATTCGTCATAGTAAGGTAATTTTTTTGCATATTTTGGGTCATAGTAATAGCAATACATTGAACCAATCTGTGGTCCGCTGACTTTTCTGTCAGATGCATTTGCTAGTGTGTTTCTACTAATCCTAGTTTCTCTAACCTTTTTTCGAAACCATTCTCTTGCTTTGTTTGTATTTGGTGTAATACCCTGAGCGGCAAGTCTATTTAATAGTGGTGCAAAATTTGCCATGTTATCTTCCTAACTGATCTTCTGTCATAATTTTAAATTCCCAACTTCTGTCTTTACAGAATTCTTCTGCGGCTTTCCATTTTGCTTCATTTACAGACCAAGTTTTCATTTCGCTCAAATATCTAGGTGTAATTTTTTGTCTTTTTCTGGGTGCCTTGGTTTCTTTTTTGGGTTTTACTTCTACTATAATTGTTTTTGGCTTTCCTTCTCTATTCACCTTAACTAGAAAGTCAGGATAATATCTATGTACTTTTTTATCTAAAGGAGATAAATAAGGAATAACTAGTTCTTCACTAGACCAAATTAAAACATCAGGATTTTCATCACAATACTTCATGAATCGTCTTTCCCACATAGAACGATACACAATATTTTTTACATTCCCAACGTATTTTTGTGGGTTATTTGGGTTGTATTTTCCTTTATATGTAAATCTTCTCATTTAGATGAAAAAAACCTTTATAAATATATTTAACTATTTAGGAGAAAAATAGATGTATCAAGAAGCAGGAAGAACAAACGCTTATGATATTGGCCTGTATAGTCAATTTGAAGGATCATATCCAATAGACGGACCTAATGCTATTGAAAATGATTATATTCTTTTTACTGGATATGAAGGAAAAGTTCCTGGCTATACAAAAATAAAAAGTCGAGGTGCTGCTTCTGCCAGGGCAACTGGAACTGTGAAACTTTATATTCCAGAAAATGTTAAAAATTCTACAAAATCAAATTATGAAGGAACAAACGGCGGAACTCTCTTATCGGCCGGTGTAAACGCTGGTGGAAATGTTGATGACCCTGCTTCTCTCAGTGGGGTTACGAAGTATTTGAAACAATTAGGCATTGATGCCATCACCGCGGTCGGTAATGCTGCCATTGGCGACAACGCAGCTGTAACTTCTCAGGCAGTAGGAGTTTCTGGTGCAGCAGCAAATAGACATGTTCTTTTTCAGGGTGTAGATTATAGACAATTTACATATCAATATAACATGATGCCAAAAACAGCAGGCGAATCTCAACAACTAACAAATATAATTAAATATTTTAGAGCACAAATGTCACCCGAATTGACGGCGGGCGGAAACTTTTTTACTCCACCAAACTTTTTTGGAATTAAATATTATATTGATGGAAGAGAATCTTCGCATTTAAATAAAATCAAACCCTGCGTATTAACTGACTGCGAAGTTGAATATGGTGGAAATGGTTCGTTTGGAATGTTTAGAGAAACTGGAGCTCCAGCGGTTGTTAACTTAACTCTTACTTTCCAAGAAGTTCAACTTATAACAAAATCAGACGTACAGGTGGGTTTCTAAAATGTTTAAAAATATTCAAAATATAGTATATGATATGAACCTTGATGGTAGGGTTCGCCCAGTAAAGAATATTTTTAAATATTCTTACATAATTCAATCATATGTAAATAATCCATTGTCAACTTTTGACTATACTGTTTCTGACAGCGATTCAGCAGAATTGATTGCAGCTCGTTATTATGGAGATCCAGAATTATCTTGGATAATATTACTTCTAAATGATATTAAAGATATTTACAGCGAATGGCCAAAATCAGAATATTCTTTGATGAATTATTTAAAGAGAAATTATAATCCCGAAAGATTATCATATTTTGACCTAAAAAGAGTAAAGGCGCTGACAAAGAAAAATAATATTCCTGATCCAAAAGACGGCGATGTAATATATTTGGAAGATTTGGATCAGACTCATAAGTTTGATGGCCCAAGTCAAAATTGGAATTTTATTTCTAATGGAAAACCACAATCAAGAATTTACAATAAAGAATATTTTATAACTTTAAACCAATATGATACTCCACAGTCATTTGTAGTTTCTTCAAAAACCTCAAAAATACCTGTCACAAATATGACTCTTAGAATTTATAGAGGTTCTACTGTAAATATAAACTTTACAGGACAAGATGTTTCTAGATTATACATTACTAGAGATGATGGTGGTAGTTTCACTTCTGAGAATTATTTTAGAGAATATAGAGAAGGGATTGAAAATAATAGATTGTCAAATGGATTATTGACATTTAATGTTCCTATGGATGCGCCTAATAGATTATATTATCAATCTTCTAAGTATAGAGATGTGAGAGGTTCTATTGATATTTTAAATAGGGAAGATGAGTATTATGTTGAACATTCTGATAAAAATTCCTTACAGCAAAGAAGCGGCAATAGAGTAGGACAACTTGCTAGAGTTGGAAGTGATTTTTATATTTGGAACGGAAATATTAAAACTATAAACAATTTTATTAGTACTTGGGAAAAATTGACAACTGATAGTAAAGTTCTTCATTTAGACATTGCAAAAAAAATTCCTAAACATTATATACACACAGAATATGACCATATTATTTCTTCCGAAACATATACACATTTATCCGATCAAGAAAAAAAATTATATAAAAAATATTCATCATATGAATATGAATTTGATCTAAATGAAAATAATAGAATAATAAAAATTATGAGAAGAGAAGTTCTTTCAGAATTTTTGAAAGAATGGGAAAGGATTTCTAAGTAATGTCTGATTTTGCAAAGTTAGGTGATTATCAAATAAATGATTTGACAATAACATCACACAATGGATTTCAAAGAAGTCTAATACCAATGGCAATGTCTATTCAAGTTTTTGAAGATATATTCTCTCCAAACATGACATGTAGAATTAGTATTAGTGATGATGGTGGAATGTTAAATTATTTGCCGATTATTGGACAGGAAAAGGTATCTTTTTCTTTTGTGACTATGGGTGGTACAACATCTATTAATATGAATATGATTGTTCATAAAATATCTGGCCTCACTGCCGATGGATTGTCTCAGTTATATAATTTAGAACTAGTTACCGAAGATATGATAAAAAATTTCGAAATGAGAATATCAGAAAGATTTGAGGGTAGTGTTACAGAAATAGCACAACAAGTCTTTAGTAAAATGGGAACAACAAAACAGTTGGAAGTTGAGCCCAGCGATGATAGATATGATGCAGAAACTGGAATCGTAATTCCAAATATGACTCCGATAAAGGCTTTAGATTTTTTAAGTGGAAAGGCATTTTCTGATACTTATAAAAGTTCTTCTTATACATTTTTTGAAAATTCTAAAGGATATCATTTAAAACCTATTGAAGCTTTGGCACAAGGAGCCTCAAAAAATAAATTTTATCTTGGAGATTTGAAAAATGTTGATGGGCCAGGAGGACAGAATTCGGAAAACAAGAAAGTAATTGATTATTCTTTTGATTCTAATTTTTCTGTTATCGATAACATAATGAGAGGAATGTATGTCGGAAATTTAATTACCGTTGACCTTCTTACAAGAAATTTCAAAACTTTAGAACATTCATATTGGGATAATTATATGGATTATCAATATATGAATGATGGCCCTATACATGATGTTAGCGGAACAGGTGTTCAATATAATCCAAGCACATTATATATTGCTCCCGAAACAGAACTAGAAACTGGAAAGCCTTTGCAGAATCAAGAAAAGATATTTCTTCAAAGAAAGTTTCACAGACAATTGATGCAGAACATAAAATGCACAATAAGTGTATATGGAGATAGTGATTTGACAGTTGGGGATTGTATTGATTTGAATGTTCCATTATTTAGTTCGACAGACCCAGATGAAATAGATAAATATTACAGTGGTAAATATTTAATCATGGCAATTCGGCACAGATTGCAATTTGGTAGATATATTACAGATATAGAAGTTGTTAAAGATTCTTTCAACGATTCGTTGCCATCTCCAATACCAATTCCAGTAGAAAATCGAGGAAACGCCAGATGATGAATTTTATGGGTAGAGAAGGTATGGTCTGGTGGCAGGGTATCATCGAAGATATCAAAGACCCTGAGGCTTTAGGTAGAGTTCGAGTCCGTATTATCGGATACCATACCGAAGATAGACAACAATTACCTACAGATGCGTTACCTTGGGCATCTCCAATTATGCCAATTACCTCTGCTGCGATAGCCGGTATAGGACAATCTCCTACTGGTGCATTGCCTGGCGCATGGGTTATGGGTTTCTTTAGAGATGGTGAGGCAGCTCAAGATCCTATTATATTTGGAACAGTTTATGGGCGTCCAAACGATACATCACAGACAACAGAAGATGGTTCATATCCATCTTCAGATGAGAGGGTGCCTGGCGCGTCCACAAACAACGAGACAGATGTTAACAGACTTGCAAGGGGAACTGGCGTCAGTGAAGAATCTGGTGGCTCTGGTGATGCTAATGGTGTCAGTGATGGTGCTGCAAATACTGGAGATCAAACTGCACATGGAAAAGTGGATCAAGACGGAACGCCATCAGATTCTGAAAACAAAAAAAGACTTTCAAAGATTACTACTAAAAATGGAAAATCAACATATGTAGCTACAATATTTGCAGAAAATTTTCAAAATTTTATCAATGAACTAGAAAAAACACCAGCACCAAATCATCCAAATGGATATACGATTTATAGTATAGGTGGGTATAATCATAGAAAATCCGCAGCGGGAAGTGGTGCATGGAGTTATCATGCGTCTGGTGCATCTATCGATATCAATCCTAGAGAAAATCCATATAGTTCGCAATTTATAACTGATATGCCATCAAACACTTCAGCTATTGCAGCAAAATATGGATTGGGTTGGGGCGGTGATTGGACAAGCAAAAAAGATACAATGCATTTTAGTATGGCTTCGGCAGAGCGCGGTTCTGTAAAATTAAAAAGAAATGGTGTTGTCCCAGATCCAAACACTGGTAGTCAAGAAGGTAGTCCAAGTTCTTCAGGTTCGTCCAGTGTTTATGGTAAAGGGAGTCCATTCCTTGGCGAAGGAAACACAAGGTATACTGCTCCGCAAAATCAACCGAAAATACAGACACAAGCACGTCCGGCCGTGAACGCGCAAGATTGGCAGTCTGGAAAAACTTATCAGGTTGGAGATGTTGTAAAAAGTCCAGTTCTTTCAAAGGGGCAAAATTCCACAGGAGGCCCGCCACATACAATGAAAAGCGGAATTATCTCTTCTGCTTCAGCATTGGGAATTTCTGCCGTTGATTTGGCTACAGTAATATCATACGAAACTGCTGGAACATTCAATCCAAGAAAACCTGGCCCTACAACCAAATGGGGTCAACACAAAGGGTTAATTCAATTTGGAGAACCTCAGGCTACACAGTATGGAGTAGACTTTACTACAGAACAATCTGCAATAGATACTCAATTAGGATCAAATGGCGCAGTAGTGAAATATCTACGAGATGCTGGTGTGAAGCCAGGAATGGGACGATTGGAAGTTTATTCTGCAATCAACGCCGGTGGAATTGGAGAGAAATACTATGGAAGAAGCGATAGTTCTTCTGGTGGAGCTGCTGGTACAGTCAGAGATAAAGTAAACAACCAAATGGCCGGACATGAAGTCAAAGCAAATAGACTCCTGCAAGGTACTGACGAGGCCAAATTTGTTGAACAAACTGTATTTATCGCAAGGAAGGCTGGTATTTCTGGAAGTGATGGTGGGCCTAGAAAATCTAATCTAACTGATGGTGATGTTCTTTGGGAAGTTGCAAATAACGAAATTCAACAACAATCTGTGAGTGAACAATTTGCAGAAGCCGAAGCAGCAGCTGCAACAACCTCAGATGGATATACCACAAACAATAAAGGAATTTCCAATACTCCTGCTGAAAACAAACCAGCGGCTGTACAACAAAAAGAAAATAGTATTGATGAAACGGATTTGTTTAAAGAACCAGATAATCCTTATGCAGCAGAATATCCATACAATAAAGTTTTGTTTACTGAGTCGGGACATATTCAAGAATTTGACGATACGCCTGGTGCAGAAAGAATACATACTATGCACAAGTCAGGAACATTTCAAGAGATACATCCAGACGGCACGACAGTAACAAAGGTTGTGAAGGATAATTATCAGATTGTCTTTGGAGAAAATAACATATATGTGAAAGGGAATCTGAACATAGTCGTAGATAAAGATGTAAATATAAAAGTGAGTGGCGCTGTTGATGCCCAGATTGGTAAAACTCTGAATTCGCAGAGTGGTGGAAATACAACAATCAAAGCACCAAGAATAGATCTAAACCCATAGGAAACTAAAATGGCAACACTTCAGACGAATAAAGATTTTGATTTGAAATTCACCAGAATGCCTAGTGGTGATGTGAAAATTAAAACAGATAAACCACAACTAAATCAATTTCCGGCAATAGAACAGAGTTTAATTAATATTTTGTTAACAAATAAAGGAGAAAAACCTTTTAATCCGGCTTTCGGTGGTGATTTATATGCAAGTTTGTTTGAACTCATTCCAGATATTGAGTTTTTATCTATTCCAGGCCAGATAAATATAAAAGAAAATATAAAATTAGTTCTAGAAGAATATGAACCAAGAATCAATGTAATGGAAGTTAATTTTGTTGGAGATGGAGAAAATAGATATGGTAAAGGTTCAGTTCATAAATCTACTGATAATAATCAGATCAACATTGAAATTAAATATATTGTTCCACCAGCAACACAAATGTATGAATATACACTACAAGTAAAAAGAGTAAGATAAATGGCCAAGAACATTAACATATCCGAATTAGATTTCAATTCAATTAAACAATCTATCAAGGCATATATGCAGTCAGACGAGACTTTCAAAGATTATAATTTTGAAGGATCTGCCCTTAATACTCTTACTGATATATTAGGATACAATACATATTATAATTCATTTTATTTGAATATGATGGCAAATGAAATGTTTCTTGAGACTGCAAGGTTGAGAGATAATGTTGTTTCTAAGGCGAAATTGCTGGGTTATACACCGACATCAAACAAATCTTCTGAAGCAACTATTGTTGCTACATTCGTGATAGAAAATTCTGTGAGCGATAGATTAAATTCAAAATATACAAATATTAAAATTGATAGAAATTTTGTTTTCAAATTGAATGCAGATGGCGCAGAGTATAGATTTGTCCCTAAAATTAATAGAGTTGTAAATCGTTCTCAAAATCCTATAGATATGGGTAACGGAAAATATCGCCACATATATGAAATATTTGATTTGGAATTGATTCAAGGAAACGAAGTTCAAGAAATGTATACAGTAGATACTTCTGATCCAAATCAGAAATTTTATATTTCAAATCAAAATGTAGACATATCCTCTCTTAAAGTTTATGTAAAAGAAAATCAATTTAGCGATACAATTGAAGAATATAGCATCAATACAGATACAATGTCGTTAACAGATATTTCTACAAGATATTTTTTACAAGAATCTACTGATGGAAAATATGAAATATTATTTGGAGATGGTGTTCTAGGAAAAGAATTAGTGTCTGGTAATGTGATAACTATAAAATATATTACTACTGCTGGTGCAGCAGCAAATGGTTTTGGTGGAAAAATGACTTTGTTGGGTAAAAGTATTCCAGACGGAATCAAACCAGCATCATCTACTTTGGTTCCAAACAACCTTGAAATTGTCGGAAGAACTTACAATGGCGCAGATAAAGAAAGCATAGAATCTATCAAGTTTTATGCTCCAAGAACTTTTGAAGGACAAAATAGGGCAGTAACTGCTAGAGATTATATGACAATTGTTCCAAAAATATATCCACAGACTGCATCAATGAATATTTGGGGAGGAGAAGATAATAACCCACCCCAATACGGTAGGGTTTTTATTTCAATTAAACCTAATACTGGATTATATCTTTCACAACTTGAAAAACAATCGCTTCAAAATAATTTGATAAAGAATTATTCAGTATTGGGGCTGACTCCTGTCATTGAAGATCCAGATTTTATTAAACTAAAATTAAACATTCAAGTTAAATATGATAATGAAGCAACACTTTTAGATGAAGCAGATTTACTAGGCGCAGTAAAAAATTCTATTGTAGATTTTAATGAAAAGTTTTTAAATGATTTCAATAGTTATTTTAGATATTCTCAATTTTTGGCTAAAATTGACCAAACAGATGAGTCCATCACAAACAACTTGACTACCATGATTTTAATTAATGAACAAATAGCAACACTCAATACTGCTTCTGCATATAACTTTAACTTCAGTAATGCAGTTTCTCCAAACTCAATTTATTCTAATGCTGTTTATGTGTCTGGTGGAGATGTTCCATATTATATTGATGATAATGGACTTGGTTCTATTAGAATGTATTATATCAATAATTTTAATACAAGAGTATATAATACTCTTCCAATCGGAACTATAAATTACACTACAGGAACGATCAATATTCCAGATTTAAATATATCTGGAGTTTTAGGTGGAGATGTGTTTGGGGTTGCATGTACTCCAGCATCAAATGATATCTTTCCCGTAAGAAATCAAATTATATTTATTGATATGGAAGAACTGGATGTAACTATGTTGCCAGACACAGACGAATTCAACGAGAACTATGATATTTCAACTCAGAGAGTTGTTGTAAGTAGAAATGTTTCTACAACATATAACACAGGAAATTCATCTATTTCATCATCTGGAGCAAATTCTTCAATAACGAGAGTTTATAGTGACAGCGGGCAAACAAGTTCTGGTTCGTCTGGAACCAATACTGGTACTGGTAGTGGATACTAAGAATGTCAAGCAACATCAAAGATATATCAAATTATATAAGACAACAACTTCCTTACTATATTTCTTCTGATGAAGATTATGGTAAGTTTGTAAGATTTCTAGAATTATATTATGAGTGGTTATCTCAACCATCAAATGTATCTGATGTAACAGGAAAAATTATTGATTATACCGATTTAGACCAAACTCTTGACCTTTTTGTTTCTATGTTCAAAAGCGAACTGGCTGATAGTTTTCCAAACATTACCAGAATAAAAGGTATTGAGTTTTCAAATGAAAATACAGAAAATAATACACAATCTGCAACTATTACAACTTCAGATCAAAATTTCTTTGCAGATGGGTCGAATCATACTTTTAAATTAAATTATTTCAATCCTCTTTATTATCTTGGAAACCCAGATGATAATAGTAAAGTTGTAGAGATTAAGGTTTTCACAAATTTAGCAGGATCGGCGAGAGGGACAGATAGTTCTTTGGATGGGGTTCTTGATTTCTTAACATCTCCTGATGTCGATCCAAATGGTTCTGCTGGTTCATATAATTTACTCGTAGAAAATACTGATTATGTTTTGATTGACAATACAATTAAATTTATTGATATTAATGGTGACCCTGAAGCTCCAACCAATAATGATTTAATTAAAGTTAGATTTTATATTGAGTCTATATTACAGACAACAGGAACTGCTGATAGTGAAGATGATGTTAAGAAAATTGTCTCTGATGCATCTATCAAAAAAACTAGTTACACAAATCAAAAAAACTTTTTGAAATTTATGAAAGATTTCTATCAATCAAAAGGAACAGAACCATCATATAAATTTTTGTTTCGTTCTATTTTCAATGAAGATATAGATATCTATTATCCAAAAAATAATTTATTCAAGCTGAGCAACAATGTTTGGGACAGCACTAGAAGTTTAAGAGCAATTCCATATTCTCCTTCAAAGGTTACTGATCCTAAAGTAGAAACTCCATATAGAATAAAAGGTAAAACATCTAATGCAACCGCTACAGTAGAATATTATAATGATGTTACTATTGGTTCATATTCGGTTAGAGAATATTTTATAACAAATATCTCTGGTGATTTTATAAATAAAGAAAAAATTGAAATTCTTCAAACAAATAACACAACATATGAAGAGGAATTATATGTATGTGTGGTTGGATTTGATATTATTGAGCCCGGCCAAAACTATCCAAGAAATAGACCTCTCACAAGTTATGTTTCTGATGCTGGTTCTGGGACTGGATTTTCTGCAATGATTCAACACACAACGATGGGTTCTCTTGATGAAATTGAAATCATTGGATCTGGTTCTAACTATATTACTGGCGAACAAATAGATTTTGCAGAAACTGGTTCGTTAGGATCTGGTGCTCTTGGTGAAGTGAGCGAAATTGACTCAGTTACTACAGACTATGAGGTTGTTTTCAATCAAAATCCAGAGTCTTTAGAATATCCTGTTCTGTCATTTGATATTTCTCTTTCTGGTGATATATATCCTTCAAATTCCACAAATACAATAGTTTCAATTGAAAATATTGATTCTAAAACAAACGATGTTTTAATTTTATATGATTATGAAAATTTAATTCGTGATAGAAGAGTATATCAAAATGGAATGTCATTTCATGGGTTTTTGTTGGATAAAAAGTCAAATACAATTGCATATAGACACAAAGCATCTCTAATGCCTGTGGAAAATCCACTCGATACTGTAGTAAATACAAATTTTGGAGAAGTTACTGATACTAGAATTAGACAAGATTTGGATATTAGAGTCGATTCTGTAGATGCAAATGGTGGTATTACTTCAGCATCTGTTATTACTCCTGCGGCTAATCCAACTTCGATTTTTCCTAATATAATTCAATTAACTAACCAAACAGCAGTCTTAAACAATGGCCTTGGATTTGGAGCCAGTTTTGATGTTGTTGTTGAGAATAATACTATTACTAGTCTCACTTTAAATGCCGATGATAATTCTCAATTATATTCAATTAATGATATTATAAAAATTGATGGTTCTACTTTTAGACCAGATGGCGAGAGCATTAATGATGATGTATTCATTAAGATCACAGCTGTTGCGGGTGGAGTTGTTGTGACTGATATTGAAAGCGATGCATATACAACAACTAGTGTAAACGGTACTGGCGCAGTTTGGGATATTGATACTACACAAGCAACATATCCAAAACTAATATCAGTTTTATTGAGTGATGCAGATTCTAATGGAAATCCATCTCCTACTAGTGGATATGAAGTGGGAGATTCATTTACGATACCTGGCTCAGTTATCAACGGCACTGATGGTGAACACGATCTGACGATTGAAGTTACTGAAGTGGATAATAATGGAAGAATTCACAGTTTCCAAACGCTAGGTCGTCCACAGGGCGGACAGATATCATCATTTACACAAGAAAATTTTCCAACACTACCAGATGCAAAACATGAATTCTATAATCCAACATTTGTTGCAAACAATCCAAACGGCGGGCCCGTTGGTGTTGGATTAAAATTTTCTGTGAATGTAGATGGAAGTTCATATTCTGTTATAAATCCTTTTGGTGTGTCTCGTGGCTCAGGATATGAGGTGGGAACTACTCTTACTATCAATGGTGAATTATTGGGAGGAACTACTGGTGTAAATGACCTTGTAATTCGAATTGATGATGTAGTGGACAATATTAGAGATGGAGAGTTTATTTCTGGACAAGTAAAAGAGTTGTCTGTTGTTAGTGGAACAGCTGTAAATAAAACAACATATAGAAATGTAAGTGTACAAAATGGAAAAGGAAGGGGTGCTAGATTTGATGTTGCTGTTAATTCTGGAACCTATTCTATTACAATTCCAGCGGGAAAAGAGGGAACTGGATATTCTATAGACCAAACTCTTACTATTCCTGGCCAAGTTCTTGGTGCCCAATGGATTAAAGATGGATTTGTGGCTGGTTTGGATCAAGTTGGAGAGTATGCTCTTCACACAGATTTTGGATATGCCAGAACAGATGATGTCGATGAAATTCTATCAAATAGCTTAACAAATAATGAATTGACTTTAGATTTTTGGTATTTTAGAAAATCAACATCCATAACTGATTTAAATTCTCCTGGCTCATCAATATTTTCTTTCAATGTTGAAGATGGTGGAGATCAAAAAACAATTCTTTGGCAAAAAACAGACGGAACACTTTTATTAGAAGATAGTCTTGGAAATCAATTAACAACTGCACAATTAGAATTTGGAAAATGGCATCATATCGCTGTTTATTTTAGCGACAATGCAACTACAATATATGTTGATGGAAAAAAAGAAGATACTATTGCGTCCACAAACATGCTTGAATATACTACAGGTACTAATTTTTATGTCGGCGCTAGACAAGACGCTGGACCAGACTATGTAATACTTGATTATACTTTAGGTTTCTTTGGTAGTATGAGATTTACCAAAGGACAGAGATATGAGGAACAACCAATTAATGGGGATGGTAATATTTTAGTTGAAGATTTGGGAACAGAAAA